TAACAAACCACGAACTCTTGCGATTAAAGTATTTCCCATGCGATAAGGACTTGGTTGAAAGTCAGGTGATATTCCACCTGCATTGCTTGCTTGTCTTGCTTGCCAAATGTCAGTTGCAATCATTAAACTACTCTCCCTAATTTCGGGAACAGTTCCGTATGAAACATAATCTGTTCCTGCTACCGTACCAAAAGGATTTGTTGGATGAATTGGTTCAATAGTTGAGTGTGTTGTTGCAAAAGTAATTGAATATGCACTTATATCTGTAATTGTTTTTGAACCATTAAAAGTTGCGCCGTTACCACTTACCGTTACTGTTTGACCAATAAAATAGTCATGGGGTGTATCAAAATATAATGTACCGTAGCCAACAATGTGAGAGTGTGCAGAATTGTATTGTTGATTTTTCCACAAATAACCGCTAACAATATTTTGAGCAGATTGACATACTTCTTCAACCACTTCAGAACTGTATAAACTCCCAATCCCCAACGACAAGCGAAGTTCCGCTTCAGTCACCCAAGTAGCAGCCAATTTACTTTCCTTTCTTAAAAGTTAAGGGGCAAAGGCTTCCAATGCCCCTTAACGCTATTGATCTAACTAATTAGATCAGGACTTGTTCCAGCGTCTAATTCCGCCGGCTAATTTTGTAGCAATTGCATAATAACCATACACGGCTACCTGCAAACGACCATTAGAAAGTGCTTCCACTCTCAAGGTTGTTTTAGGGGCTTCATAAAATGTAATTGATGAAGGATTAATTAGGAACATTGAATCATCGCCTGTTCCTGAACCGATAAATGGGTCAACATAATAGTTAGTTCCAAGTACTGAACCAACAACTGCTGAAGGTGATGCAATACCTGCGTTGTTAACAGGATTTGCAGCAGCGTAAATTGGTCGCTTTGTTGAATCTTGTGCGCCAAGTAGTACTGACCACCATGAACTGTTTGAAACTAAGTTAGTTGCAAATCCGCCTGTTGCAGCGTAAGCAGCAGCAGCCTCAGTTGCAATAAATGATTGAAGTCCATCTGCATCTGCAGTTGCAACGGCAGTTCCAGCAGTTCCAGTTGTAACAAACTGTGTGAACATTGCTTCATCAGTTGCTTTTGCATACGCACGATTTAATTCACGAATTAACTCGTCATAAAAAATTGGTGACGATCTGTCTAATAATTCCCAACTTATTGTTTGTAATCCCGCGGCTTTCTTAACGTCTACGGTTATGTAACCACTCGCCATCTCAGTTCCGCCAAGTGCTTCGCCCTCTGTTGAGTTTGAATCAATTGTTGGTGCTGTTGTTAACTTAGGAATTGTAAAAGACATGCCTGAAGTTGGAAGTGCGCCACGACTTACCGCATCAACTGAAGGTCTAACATCTAGAGTATTTGTAATGAACTCAGTTAGATGTGGTGCAAGTGTAAGACCAGTATTTGTTGTTGTGTCATCTGTTGCAAGAATGGTTTGACGAGCAGACTCATCACCCATTGCTGCTTTGATGCTTGCTTCAAGATATTGTCCTGAAGTCATTGGTGCAATACGAGGCTTGGTATAAACTGCTGCCTGAACTGTTGGTCGTGAGGCTTCAACCGCAGGGGTCTCTACTACCTCAGTCGCAACAGGTGTTTCGGTATTTGTGTTTTCCACAATTTCCTCTTTTTCTGTTTTGTTTTCGGTTGAAACTGCCTCTGTATTTTCAGATGCAGCAACGCTTGTTACCTCAGCAGATTTGAACGCTGCTGCCTGTACTAGCGAAACTTCAAGGAGACGAGCCGCGCTAACGCGATAAACTCCGTCTTTGTTTTTTCCTTTAATAACTTCAACACCAACTGAAAGACCGCTACGCAAGTTCTCGCTTGCTTCAATTAGGCTATCTGTTCCTCGTGTGGTGTTGGAGACCTTAAATTCTGCAAAAAGACCGGATGAATCTTCCGTTAGCGTTTTCATAAATCCTAAAGGTTTTTTTGGGTCATGTTCAAGCAATAATTTTATTTTCTTAGGGTCATCAATCTGAATTGAATTTGCTTCAAAAATTACTCTACCTGCGCTAGTGTTTCCAATTTCATCGCCATAAGGTGCAATTTTTCCTGCAATTATTCTGCGTGACTCGGATGCTTCTAAATCTGCGCTAAAATTAATTATTTCCATTTGGGCTTAAATCTTCCATTTCTCTCGCTTGTTCAATTGTAATTAGTTCCAGTTGTAACATTTTTTCAATAACTGCAAGTCTTTCCATTGGGTCACTTCTTAAGAATCCTGAGTCAATGTCAAAACGGATTTCTTGTGTGGCAGGACTAAGATCATCTAAAGAAAATCTTTTTTCTATTGCTTGAAGGTAAGGCGCAAGAGTAAAAGAAACGAGTTGACGGCGGTTATCTAATATATTTTGATACACCATACTATTGTTCATATCGCAATTTAGATAAAACGCATCAATATTAAATAACCTGCAAATTTGCGCACTCATGTTTTGGAGTGCATCCACATACATCATATCTTTGGGAGAAAATGCTGTTGCTTGATATTCTAAACTTGAAGTTAAATATGCAGTTGATCTTGTCTCTCTAGCCCTGCGCCATGCAGACAATAATCCAGCAACTTCTTTGTCTCCCATATCCGCGCCGTTATTTTTCAATATTCCAGCCGGTTGTGGTGTAGATGATGCAACTGCAACTGCTTTTTCTAAATCTACTGCTGACTTAAGTATTCTTGCACCTGAAGTAAGAAGTGGGTCTTTGCCTAGTTGTATCGTAATTAAACTGCCAATTCCTGATTGTGGCACGGCATTTCCATCAACAAAATATTGATCTACAAAAGTATTGTTTTTATTTAATTCAACTGTAACTCTTGAATTTCTAATATATTCAAATCGTGAAGGTCGCAGGTCATCGGAATACTGCTCAACTACTTGAAGATATGCTACGGAATACCAAAGAAGTGAATCTACAATCCAACTAAGAGTAACATTGTTAGGTGCATTTCTCTCTAACTGATTTACCCAAGGTAAATTAGGTATTTCCTCACCAGTTGCTTTTGAATATGTGTTGAGATCCATGCCACTGATAATTCCGCAGATAATGTTGCGTGCCTGTTGACAGGCTGGGACGGTGATAGCCTCGGCGCGATCAATTGTAAATGCAGAAAGTGGAGTGTAATAATTGAAAGGGTCGCCCATAACCGCAGGGGCTAATTGGGCTTGAATATTAGTTTTTGGTGTAAGTCCTACTAAATCGCGGAAAAATCCCATTAGATAATTATATCAGATAACTCAGACAAAAATCTTAGGTATTGAGATGGGTTTGCTCAACATGTGGACAAGCATTGCAGTTGAAATTGCCGCCGTAACATCGCCGGCAGATTTGCGTCTTATTATTCTCCAACCTGCATCTGATTGTTTTGCTGCACAATTATTCATTGATGTTACCCATTCAGGTTGTCCACTATGAACAATCCTAGAATTGGTTAAACTGTCAGCAAGTTCCCCACACGCTTGATAAAAGGCTTGTCCACTAATATCAATCATTTTATGACCACTTTGTTCAAGTTTTTGTGCAATCGAAGCAGTCGCATATTTATCATAAGCAATTTGAACTGGTCTATATTTCATTGCCCATTCATGTATTGATGAAGCCATTTTAACCTCATCAATTGCAACTTCAGAACTAAAGGTTTCCATAATACCAACGCCAATTTTGCCATCAATGAGTTGTGCGGCTACTAAACTGCCATTTCTTTTAGATGGGCTTACATCAAAAGCCATTACCGTCATTGCGCCTATTGGCATTTGCAATTCAGATACCGAACAGGCTTCAATGCTTCCAAATGTCCAAGGTGAAACCTGAGAATCAATCCACATGCAAAGAGTTTCAGTCAAAGTGGCTTCAATTGAGTTAGTTGCAATGCTCTCTTCAATTGCGCTTTCCGTTACCGTATATCCAAGGGCAGGATTAGCCATTGCCCAATATTTACGGTTGTGTATGTCTTGTCTTGCCGCTAATGGTGCGGAATACTCCCAAAAGCCAAAAGTCTTACTTGGATAATCCAATGCACGCGATCTAAGGTCATTAAGCACCGTACTAAAAGCATCGCCGGCATTTGATGTCATTAGTGTTTGAGAGTTAGGTCTAGCGCGAGTAGTTGGAACTGCCGCCTTAAATGCTTCTTCGCTGATTTCGCGTAATTCGTCAATATAAAGCAAATCAGCAGTCTTACCGCGAGAACCATCTCTAGTCGCAGCCACAATCTCATATCTTGCGCCATCAAGCAAAGTAATTGACTCTTGACCATTCGCGTACCTGATCTGCCTTACTTGCGCTCTTAAGAAGTCATTATCCTCAATTGTGTTTGCTACCTGCCTAAATGTATCTAATGCCATGTTTCGGTTAGAGGACATTGCAATTATGTTTTTTTCCCCAAATAGAAAGAGACCAGCCAAAATTCTCATTCTTGCAAGGTGAGTCTTACCTTGTTGACGACTACACAACAATAGGTTCGACTTACGCTGAAATTGATTATCAGCAGAAACCGATAACATGTCTGAAAGTACATAATGTTGCCAAGGCAGCAAGGGCATCTTGATTTTCTCAGCAAGATCAGCGACTTCATCAATCCTAGACATTCCTTTTAGCGATGGAGTTTGAATTCTCGGTTTTGTGTGTCCAAGGATAGGTTTTTGAGTTGCCCCTCGTTGCGCCGGTTTCTTCTTGACTTTTCTAGGTTTCGATTGACTTGTCATGGCTTTTGAAAAGGCGACAAAGGTCGTGTGACTTGCGTCTCAGGGAGAGATGAGTCTGGAGAGACAGGGGGGGTAGAACCTCGCCTAAAAAAAAGGGTTCCCTTCGCACTATTGCACGCTTTACACGCTGAAGTTAGGTTATCCATATCCCACATATCCCCACCGGTCTTTCTGCTTGTGATGTGGTCAACTGTTGCATCACCACCCTTTAAGTCTTTATTGCAGTAGGTGCATATCCATCCATCTCTAGCCAATACGCGTAAGCGTATGACCTTCCACTTCTTACTGCCTAATGCTTGATTACTCAATGCCATCCTTTAGTCTTAAAGTGTTGCCATGCTTTACAAGCATTAACATACCCATACTTATCATACTTATATTTATGTGCTATATATTTAAGACCGTAATCAACCTGCTCGTACATGTCCTTCTTTAACATCAATGGGTTCTTTAGTTGTGGTATCCCATATACAAGGGCAGTACCATTAAGGTTACCAACAGCCCGATAATTCCACGCTGACTCCGCACCATACAGCCTCGACAGGCACACCCATTGGTCTTTGCTTTGTATCTTTTGAGCAGCATATTCTTTAACTGAAACATGCTTATATGTT